CATTATCATATTGTAATTGACAAAATATATCGATTTCATCTGTTTTATTACAGCCCCAACACAGACAAAAACTTTTAAAATTAGTTTTTGTTATTATTAATGATTTCATTATAAATATTATATTAATATATCTATAAATACATTTCACAAATATTTTATTAAATATATTTAATAAAAACAGTAAACAAGCGGTGCAAATCTTCAATGGTAAAATATTCTCTAATATAAATTGATTTTCAAATACACATAATATAATACCAACATACTAAAATGCGCTATGTCCGGTAATACCTCTGCCAATTATTAGACCGTGGATATCGCTCGTTCCTTCGTATGTATTGACTGCTTCCAAGTTCATCATATGTCTAATCACGTGATAATCATCGGATATACCATTTCCTCCTAGCATATCTCTGGCTGTTCTAGCAATATGTAATGCTTTTTGACAGTTATTGCGTTTTATTATAGAAATAGTTTCGGGTATAAGTATTTTATCGTCTAATAATCGACCGGTTCTCATATTTGCTTGTAGACCGAGTGATATATCCGTTATCATATCTGTCAATTTTATTTGTATGAGTTGATTTGCGGCCAATGGTCTGCCGAATTGCATTCGCTCTAAACAATATGTTCTCGCCCTAAAATAGCAATCTTCCGCGGCGCCTAACGCTCCCCAAGCAATACCATATCTTGCGTTATTTAGGCAGGTAAAAGGTCCCTTTAATCCTTTTACAAAGGGCAGCATATTTTCTACCGGGACTTTTACATTATCCATAAAAATCATACCAGTTGTTGACGCCCGTAATGAGAACTTGCCGTCTATTTTGGGTGCAGACAAACCTTCCATATGTTTTTCCAAAATAAACCCGCGTATTTCTGGTTGTTCAGATTCACACTTACTACGTAATACTGAATCTGGGTCGGAGTCTACGTTACCTCCGACTCCTCCCACAACTTTTGCCCAAACAATGAATACGTCGGCTATAGGTGAATTAGTTATCCAATTTTTACTGCCATTTAGTATATAGTGGTCTCCTGATAAAACTGCTTTAGTTTCCATATTAGAAGGGTCGCTACCGTGATTTGGTTCTGTTAGTCCAAAACAACCTATCAAATTGCCTTTAGCTAAATCTGGTAGAAACCGCTTTTTTTGTTCTATGGATCCAAACTGGTAAATTGGCAGCATAACGAGAGATGATTGGACACTGGCAGCACTTCTATATCCACTATCAACGCGTTCTATTTCTCGCATAATTAGACCATATGACACGTAATTTACGCCCGAACAGCCATATCCGGTCAATGTAGGTCCTAGTAGACCTATGGTACCCATTTCTTTCATAATGTTTTTGTCAAAGGTTTCAGTTCTAAATGCGTTTTTTACTCTAGGTAATAATGCGGTTTGTGCAAAATCGTGAGCCGTTTTTTGTATCATTTTTTCATCCTCGGTTAATTGGTTTTCTAATAATAAAGGATCGCTATAGCTGAACTTTTGCATAGTGTATAGGCGAGTTGGCTGACGAATTATTTTGGAGAACGTAGTTGATAAGCCACATACGTATAGTGTGGTTTTTATTGTTTTTAACATTCTATAACTTTATATGGTAGTTTTTCGGAATAGTTTTATATGGTTATTTTGAGTTTTAGTTTTTGTATAATACACCAATAAGTATATAAAATACATAGCATATGATAGATATATAAACATCTAGTATATGTCCCATAATATTGACCATATTTTCTATATAAACTTGGCTCACCGCCAAGACCGAAGGACCGAAATAGAACGTGAACTCGATGGTTTCGGCCTACAGTATGAACGCTTCGAGGCCATTCACACCCCCGGGTGCGGTAGCATCGGGTGCAGTTATTCGCATCTAGGTGTATTGAAACTCGCCAGAGAAAGGGGCTATAGAAATGTTCTCGTATTTGAAGACGATTTTCAATTCGTAGTTTCTAAATCCGAGTTTGAAGATGGATTGACCCGACTTTTTGAGCTGTCTGAACAGTTCGACGTTTGTATGTTGGGGTATAGTTTGACCAGATGCGAAGTATTGCCGGCTTTGCCGTGGCTCACTAAAGTCTATGAAGCTCAAACAATGTCTGGATATTTAGTGCACAATTCAATGTATGACCACCTTATAGACTTATTTGAATGGTCGTCGCCTCTGATGGATAGTACACGAGAACATTGGAACTATGCATGTGATCAGGCTTGGAAACGTTATCAGCCGGGATTCAATTGGTATTGCTTTACTAAAAGAATGGGCATTCAGAGACCATCGTATAGTGATAACACGGACCATTATGAAAACTATAAGTGTTAAAACTATCTGTGTTAGTTCATAGACATCAATATATTAGCTGATTGTTTTTTTCTTTTCGTGCTCGTTTTTTTGGCTTTTTTAGTACGTTTTTTCGAGGTTTTCTTACTGTTTTTTGAAAGTTGTACTTTAGCTGATAAAGGCGCCTTGTTTGATATATCCACTGAAACCGCATTTTTCTCTAAAGTTTTATTATTTAGGAGAACATCGGTTATTTTTATAGAATCAATACTTTTTTCAATATTTGTAGGAATACTTTCGCCCTCCAGTATTTTATGATTTGCGAATGCCATATTACGTTTAGCCATAATTCTATTTTCCGTCAAAATAGTTTCATATGCAGCCAATGCAGCATCATGCGAAATACGTTTTGATAATTGCGCATTAATCATACTATTACCCAAGGCGCGTAAATCTCGGTGTAATTTGTCCTTTAGCAAATGTTGCGTGTTTTTTAATATATATAACAATGTTATTCCTAAACCATATACATCGACAGAACTAATTGATTTAGATACAAAGTTTTTGTAGTTTTTCATTGTTAATTCGGCGCTCAAAGTCTGGTAAAAACCGGCCATGTGATCTTTGAACTCTTGTGATTCCGTATCGTCATCTATTGTAAAAGAATAAAAGGTTGTAAATGCCTTAGTAGTATCTGCGTCTGGGTCATTTGCAAGTTCTCGTAAAATGGATTGATAGTATTCTGTCTTTTTTGTGTCCGGTAGTTTAGCAAATTGATTGTATCTATTTTTGTTTAGGAAATAAAACTCAAATGGATATGACCAATGGTACAAAGCCATACCATTTGTACTTGTTTCTATTTCAGCAAGCTTGTTTTTCAAAGAAACGGTTAGTCCGAAATCAATTATATTCATTCTATTTGTCTTTGTGTTATACACAATGTTTTGCGGTTTCATATCGAAATGTAAAATACTCTTTTCAATAAATACTGTTATACCGTGAAATATACGATGAAACTCTATTATAAATTGTTCTGCTTTTTCGACGTTTTCCAAAGTGGCTGGCCAATCAGCCATCATATCGGCATATTCTTTTAGATTTATTCCACCATCTTCCATAATTAATAGCGAAAGGTCATTTAGGTGTTTCAATAATTCGGAACCTCTTTTACATTTTTCAATGGCGTATATATTTGTCGGTGTATTATCGACTGAACATTCGACTGGTTTTCCTAAATAATATTCGTGCGATTTATATGCAGTGTCAATCCAATTGTATTCCGCCAATTCTAGTTTTGCATCTTCTTTTTCTAATACTTTAGACACCTTGTTTTTGTAGTCTTTGATTTTGGCTTCTTTGCAAGTTAAACTAGGTTTGTGAATACATCCATATGCTCCTTCTCCAATAACAGATGCTATAGTATTTGATTTTGTATTTGTTTTCATAATAATAATAATGATGTTTCTCTATACATTATTATTAGAAGAGAATCTTACGGATTGGTTCTTGGAGCAATAGATGTCAGGTTCTCTATCATTTCCAATCGCTTAAATGTTTTTTCGGCATTTGTATTTTTGTCCATATTGGAATACAAGTAATCCATATTGGGGTTTTCTTCGTTTTTTTTGATTTGTTTATACACTTCATCGATTTTTTCTATAACACTTTGTACAACGGTTTTATTTGATACCAATTCTATATTGGAAGGGACCGGTTCTGTTACTAGTGCGACAGCATAGTATAGTAGGTATCGGCGTTTTTTACAGGCGGCAGTGGTATATTTTATACAAAACAGGTTTTTCAAAGATTTCGCAATTTTACTGATAAACTCGTTTTTCATTTCGTCTACTTGATTTTCTATAGCATCCCATAGTATCCATATGATATCTTTTTGGTATTTATGCTCTACTGGTATGGGCCGGGTTTCAGCAAAAATCGGTTCTTTACGTTTTTTGCAAAGAGTATCAAACTCAATCATCCATTCTATCCAATAACACGCATTTGTCATATTACGACGATCTTTTGAAATGTTATAGGAGAACTCGTTCACGGGAATCAGTAATTCTTTGGGATCTTCCTTTAGTAAAACTTCTTCTGCATATTTTGCCGACGGGGCTTTTAGCCGTTCCGTCATTTGTGTCATATCAAACTCTTCGATGCGATTAATACGGATGGGTTCGAAACTGTGTTTTTTATTCGAAAGGGCAACTGTACTGATTATTTCGGCAAAAAGTTGGCGCATTTGTCGGTTATTTCGAAGTTGCAATTCATTGATGTATAGCCCTTTAGACATAATATTTCGGAACATGTCATATCGCATTTCTAAATAAATGACGAGTTTAGGATTTCCTAAATGTATATGTTTTCCCACATAATGCAACAGTATTTCCCATATATCTCCATAATGGGCGGAACAAATGAGTTCGGCGCACCAATAACACGCGGGTTCGATTTTACCTTTCATAAGACTTTGTTCTAATTGTGTCTTTGCATCAGTTTTCTTGTATTTAGAAAATGTTATGCCTTTGAATGCGGCGGGTTGTCGCAAATCATTTATTTCGGATTTTTCGTCTATTTTGGGGGTTTCCATTTAGATATTTTGTTATACTATTGTTATAACAGAATAAAAACTAGACCGAGTCTTTACGCAAAGATAATAAACTAGTTGTATAACAAATACGGTAATATATAGACAAACACAATCAATACAATAATATTAGTATTCAAGCTTTTACCAGCCAGAAATGACGCTATTAAAGACGCCATAATCATCATACCACTATCCGCTAAAATTGCTTTATATGAAGCTTCTTTAGCATAATCCTTAAATGTATCCAGCATTTTATTTATACCTCGTGGCAGGTTTGTAAAAAAAATGTAAAATAATATATCGTGTATAATTTGAATAATTACTGCTAAACCCGCAAACCTCACTATGGAAAAAGTATCAAACACATAATAGTAAATTGCCCTAGCTATAATTAGTCCAATAAATATAATAAGCACATCAGCTATAACCGCAGATAAATTGTATTGGTCATACCATTTTCGTAATACTGTCGATTTGATGAGTCGGGTATTCAAACACAAAATTACAAACAAGTCCGTAATTAACACACCATTTAATAATGGTAAATAGTCCTTTACATTAGAAAAGTTTGCTATATTCGTAAACATAATATACACAATATATACATTTTTATTATATACAAGTTATGACTATATATATGGTTTATTCAGTTATTAATCTGGGAACAACATTGATCGTCTGCAATTCTTGCGACATTAGTTTGTAGGCATAGGGGATTTCGACTCGGGCAAAATCCGTCATATTGTGGCAAGTATTACACAAATGGACGCTAAACTCCGACCCGGTTTCGCGCCCCGGTATGGCAGTTTTCTGCGACCCGTCATTATACGCCGCCAACATACCGCATTTGCGACAGACATATGCACTATATTTATCAGACACATCATATAACCTTTCGCGGCAGAACTTGGACATACCGTGTGCTATCATAACATCACGTTCCATCTCACCAATACGGAACCCACCGTCGCGGCTACGGCCTTCGGCCGGTTGTCGGGTCAAATTGACCATTGGACCTATAGCACGACTATGTTGTTTGTCGGCAACCATATGTTTCAATCGCTGGTAAAATACTGGACCAATAAATATACTCGTTTCAAATTGTTCTCCTGTAAGTCCGTTATACATAATCTCGTTTCCGTGGCTTTCATATCCGAGTTTTTGTAATTCGCCGATAATGGTTTTTATGTCTAAATTGCCGAAACTTGTTCCGTCGCCAAACATACCGAGTTCGAGCAATACCTTACCTAGGAGGGTTTCCTTTAATTGGGCTATAGTCATACGGGATGGAATTGCGTGAGGATTGATAATAATGTCAGGTTTGAGTCCGTCCTTCGTAAATGGCATATCGCACTCGGGAATAATGTTACCGCAGGTTCCCTTTTGCCCGTGCCGGGACGAATTGCCAATGATTAATGATGGACTATGTTGTGTTTCTCTCATATAGTAAGTATGTGAACTAGGCATTTCGATACAATATACTTTACCATTATAATCGATAAGTTCTTCATTGTTTGAATCATTTTTCTTTTTATTTATCCACGGTTGATTTTGTTTGCGAATAATACTGACTTTGTAGTATGTATGTTTTTGTGTAATAGAAACTAATGTTCCTGCACGGCTACCTAAATTACGCTTGCCTTCACGAGCAATTCCGGTAGGTTCTTCTGCAATTTTGATAATACCAGACCAACCACAATGAACCGCCAATCTGGAAATATCATTTGCAAGTTGAATACTAATCGTTCCATAACGACTAAACTCATCTTCACCCTTGTATTGCACAGTATTACCGTCTCCTTGTAAAAGAGCTTCTAACAATATAATTGATTGACGTTTTGATAAGTTCCATATGTATTCTGGTAGCCTTTTATTCAATGCACCAAGACTAAGTTCGGTTAAATGTTCATATAAATCCGGATATTTTGACCCCGAAATATAGTAATTTCCGTCAGTATGATATGAATAATTAATATCTAGTTTTTCTAATATTTGCTTGTTGAATTCTATTTTTCTTTCTTTTAAAGCGGTAATATATATTGCTTTATTTGAATTATCACAACAACCGTCACTGATGAACATAGCAATAAATTGCAACCAGGCGTCCATATCATAATCAACATAACCAATACATATGGTAGGAATGTCTGGGTTCACGTTTTCCAAAGATTTTTGGAAACGAACCATTTTACCCATAACATCTTCCGCTTTGATCAATTCGTATTGTTTTGCAGAACGTTTCTGAACATATAATTTATGGTTCAATGTGCAAACTATTTCGATCTGTTTGTTTTTAATAGAATACATCTTGTCGTTATGGTCGTATTCGTATTTTGCTGTTGGATATTCGTAGCACATATTTCCATTAATATCCAATGAACATACCTTATGTTTCGTTATATCAATGTCTTGTATTTCTATCCAACCATAGTCAGTTAATACTTGTTGCGTAGGTAGAGAACAAAACTTATCGCCGTACCCGGGTTTTCTGAATACACGGACTCGGACTTTAGCGAAGTTATATCCATCGCCATTTCGACCTGTATAGTTTTTGTCTATATATGTCTCCTCAGTTGTACGGAAGGTTTTGCTCTGGTCTTCGTATTTTATGGTTTTCGTGGGGTCATTGCGGTTTTCTTTGATGGGAATGATTTTAGCAATAATGACATCGCGGTTCTCCACCAATGTATTTTCTGGGATAAATCCTTGTTGATTCACTTTGTCGTAATTGCCGTATTTGATTCCCTTGGTCTTGGATTTGTCTGGTTTGCACCGGATGATTTCGTCGCGGATAATGTTTTTGTCTTCGTCCTTTTCAGTGTGATATATGGTTGCTCCGAAAAGTCCGCGATCAAGAGACCCCTTGTTCGCCAACACACTATCTTCTTGGTTATATCCAGTATGGGTCATAATTGCCACATGTATTTGACATCCGGAGGGGATTTGATTTAGATGAATAAAGTTCATTAGCCGGGTATCGACCAGGGGTCGAGATGGATATGTAAGAACATAGGCAGTTTTGTCCATACGCTGGTCGTAATTGAGGGAATAGACGCCGATAGCTTGCTTACCCATCGCGCACTGGTAAGTGTTTCTAGGCGCCTGATTATGCTCTGGAAATGGAATGCACGACGCCAAAACCCCGAAAATAGTGCTGGGATGGATTTCGCAATGTGTAAAATTATACTTTGCGTGATCGACTAAATATCCCTCCTTGGTTTTCATCGCAATCATTGAAAAGTTTTGTTCTTCCGGATCAATATACTCTATAACCGATTCATCGAGTCTGCAACTCGTAAGCAAATCATTCCACGCGATTTCTTTATTGGAAAGACGATTGATAATATCCTTGGTAATAATGGCCCGGTTGTCTTTCACTCTTAAAAGCGGTCGTGTAAGTCGTCCGCCGTCATTGCAAATGCGGATTTCGAGCATTTTAAAATCAAATATAATCGACGTGTAGATATTGATAATTCCCTTGTGTTTTTTCGATTTCATTTCATCATATAGCTCAAATGGGTCAGTAGTCACACCCACCCAAGTTCCATTGACAAATACTTTGACTTTTCCGTGTAGTTCCGCTGTATTGGCGGCGGCTTCTACTTTCAAAATAAACGGATCCACGTATTCGTATAGAGATGAACTATTGGTAGGAATAGTTATGTGTGCCATATAACTGATGTTTTTGACTACACCAATCGATTGACCTTCTGGAGTTTCCGCTGGACATAAGAATCCCCAAGTAGTATTATGCAATTTACGGGGTGCAATCAATTCGCCGCTTTTTTCCAAAGGCGTATTTACTCGACGTGAATGACTGAGTGTAGATGCATATGTCAGTCTATTAAGCACTTGAGCAACGCCAACTTTACTACTATTGGCCTGTTTAATACTGAAATCGCCAGTTGAAAGAGCTCGTGTAATACCATTCTCTATAGTAGTAGATTTCATAATTTTGTATATGTTCGTCATATTGATGATATTTTCATAGTCTTCCGTCGAACGCCATGAGCCCACATTGATTTCGCGTACAACTTGTTTTTGCATTTCTTTAACCAATTTGTTGAAATAGTTGCGAAACAAATTATTTAGCAGAGTTCCGGTCAAATCAATGCGTTTATTGATATAGCTATCGCGGTCATCCGATGGTAGCCATCCGAGAGAAGTCTGGATGAGTTTTTTAGCCATATATCCGAGCATATATATTTTCTGCTCCGGGGTTTTACAATGTGGGAATAAGTCGTTGCTGAGAACTTCGTTTGCGAACTCGCGCTTTTTAGCTTGTCCGGTTTCTCGGTCCATATTCATTGGAGTATATGCGACATGGGTAGTTATATGCTTGATTGCGTCTTCCTGCGTTATATATTTATTTGCTTCCACAATTGATCCCTGCAATGCATTTAGTATATCGGTATTGCATTCGTCTGCAATATCCAATATGATTTTTTCGCAAATTGCACGGTCGCTAATAATACCGAGTGCGCGAAATACCACAAATAATTCAATGGGCTGCTTGATACGCGGGATAGATACATAGATGCCTTTCCCGAATCCGCAATTTTTGGACGAAATCATCATTTCAATTTGTTTAGGCGAAATACATTTGAAATCGGGAATGGATTTAATTTCGGCAATCCAATCCCATTTTGTCGTGTTTTTTCCGTCGAAACAATAGACGCGATTTTCCGCAGCACGTTCTTGACCTAGAACCGTTTTTTCAGACCCCTTAATGATGAAATATCCGCCACAGTCCATCGGACACTCGCCAGTAAATTGAGAATGGATATGGCTGTTTTGGGTGAGAACACAGATGGCGGATTTCAACATAATGGGCATTTTCCCGATGTTAATTTTTTGTAATGTTTTTGTTATTACTTTAGGCGTATCCATCGCCTCTGTATTGCGCACAATATAACTGATTTTGACATCTACTGTCATAGTTGATGCATACGTGAAATTGCGAAGTTTGGCTTCTTGAGGAAGCATTATTTTTGTTGCGCCGTTGTTTTCGTGGATTTGTGGTGGATATAGCTTAAAGTTTTCAAACGATACCTGGACTTCTAAGAAATATTGGTTTTTATCTGCAACAAAGTCGTTCTCCGACCGAATAATAACTGGATTGAACATCTGGATAGTCCGCTGCATTTGATAATTTGTAAAATGGTTGTATGACTCAATTTGATGGCGGACTAATCGTTCTAAATGCTGTCCTTCAAAATACGATTCGATGATATCATATGGCTCTTCCGTATAAGTTCCTAAATGTTCCAATACGCTTTTTTCTTGGACCGAAATGCCGTCGATAGTTTCCTTTGCTATAGACATAGCTCGGTTAATTACTTCTTCAATAGTGGTAGGTTCCGAACTCGGAGTTTCTATAACCAGTTTCTCTGGATTAGGCTCCGCATGGAGCACTGCTTTCGCAGGAACCGATTTCTGCGATTTTTTGGCAGGTTTTTTAATAGAAATCACAGGACCATTAGAACGAATAGAAGTATTAGAGTCGCACATAATTGTTGATTGGTTCATTTGCATTAATAAAGGTCTATTGATATATGAGTCTACTTGAATACATTGTCATTACAATCAATTTTTTAGATGGTTTTCTAAAAATACATTGTTTTTGTGGGGTAGGAGTTGTCTCGTCGTTTGGTTTGGAAAATTGATTTTTATTTTTTTGTTTTACGGTAAGAATATAAAGTAAAATCTCTATTAGTATTATTATGACAACAATATCAGACTCGGATAATTTTGTGTTCCAAACAATGCT